CATCGCCGAGAACCCGGTTGAGATCGCGGTTCACCGGGTGGCTTGGTCCGAGGACAGCGAGGGAGGCCGCTCCAAGACCGAGAGCGACCTTCCACCGTTCACAGGGCGGCTGGTTTCGCCCCGTCAGCGGAGAGGCCTCGACCAGGACGAGGGCGGCCTGGCCCTCCGCAGGAGCAGGGTCCTCCTGGCACCGCACGACGCCGACCTGCGGGCCAGCTCGGATGTGGAGGACACGTTCACCGTCGACGGGACCAGCTACCGGGTGGCGTGGGTGACCAAGCGCTGCTGGGGTGGCGAGGTCTACGCCGTGCAGGCCGACATCGAGGAGGTGGCCTAGATGCCGGGGGCCGACAAGGTCATCAGGAACCTCCAGAACTGGGCGGAACGCAGGCGTGCGGCGACTATCGCCCTGGCCCACAGGTGGGCCGGCGACCTCGAGGGGAAGATGAAAACCGAGCAGGCGGCGGGCACCTACTGGATCAACCGGACGCACAATGCTTTGCTGGAGCTGTCGGGCCAGGCCTCGGTAGGCCGCGACGCGGTCCGGATCGTCCTCGCCCACGGGGTGGACTACGGGGTCTATCTCGAGCTCGCCCGGGACGGGCAGAACGCCATCCTGGGCCCCACCCTCAACGCCGCGGCGCCGGAGATCCTCGACTCCTACCGGAAGGTCTGGGAGGGTTAGGCCGTGCTGAGACGGGCAGTCATCATGCGCTTGAAGGCGGCCGCGCCTGGCCTCGGCGGTCGCGTCCACGAGGCCTTCCTCGCCGGTCCGGAGGTGGCCCGGCCCTACGCCACGGTCAAACTCGCGACCCAGATCGGGAGCGGTTCCATCGGCTATGCCGGCACCCAGCCGGTCGAGGTGCGCATCTACCACGACCAGGGGAGCTTCAAGGAACTCGACGCCCTCGAGGCGGAGGTCGTCGCCGCCCTCAACGGCGCTACGGTGACCGATGACGCCGACGGCGGGCGCTACGAGCTCGCCTGGAACCCGGCGGGAGCCGACTTCACCGACCCCGAGCGCCGGCTCATCGGGCGGCGGCTCAGCTTTGACTCGGCCTGTCTGGCCGAACCTGGAGGTGTGTAACAGATGGCAGTCCTGACCGTTCAGAAGATCCTACAGACGGGGCTCCAACCGACGTTCCAAGCCGCGGACGTGGCTGGCGACCAAGTCCGGGTGGCAAGCAACCACTTCCTACACATCAAGAACGACGGGGCCTCGGAGATCACCGTGACCTTGAAGAGCCAGAAGGCGTGCAATCAGGGGACGGTTCACGACATCCCTGTCAGCATTCCGGCCGGAGAGGAACGGCTGATCGGTTTCGAGCGCGATCCCGGCCGTTTCGCCAACAGCAATGGGCGGGCCGAGTTCACCTACTCCGACGTCACCTCCGTCACCGTGGCCGCCCTGGAGGTGTAGCACCGTGAAAGCCCTGGTCACGCGTATCATCCGCCACGAGGGGCGGGATTACCGGCTCAGGGCCGGCGAGGAAGCCCCTCCGATGCCGCCGACCCTCGGGCGGCTCTGCCAGAAGAACGGCTACATCGAGGCTCCGCCGCCGGCTAGGCCGGCCGTGCGGCCGACCCGTAGGCTGGAACGAAAGGAGGAGGGCTAAATGGCCCAGCTTCCGCAGATCAAGAGAGGCTACATCCGCGGCGTCAGGGGGGCCGTGGTGACCCGCATCAACGCCGACGGGACGCCGGACGGCTCGGCCGTGCCCTACGGCATCAAGACCACCCAGAAGATTGCCGTCGAGACGGAGGTGGTGGCCGGCGAGGCCGCCCCTCTGCGAGGAGGGGACAAGCTCCTCGCCTGGCTCAAGGACCCTGACACGGTGGTAGGGATGAATCTCACCTTGAACGACGCGCGCTTCGACGCCCACGCTATCGAGGTCCTGGCCGGCGGGACGCTGATCGAGGTTCCCGAGGACACCGACACCCGGGTCGTCGGCTGGGAGGCCCCGACCATCGAGGCCCAACAGGGCCCGCCGCATTTCAAGCTCGAGATCTACGCCGCGAGCCACAACAGCCGCGGCGGCGGCGAGGGGTATGTCAAGTACACTTGCCACTACTGCCGGGCGACCTTCGGCGGGGAGACGCTCGAGGACAGGCAGTGGATGGTCCCCGAAATCAAGGTCACTTGCTTCCAGAACCCGTCGACCTCGGCCGGGCTCTACAAGAAGGAGTTCGTCGACAGCCTGCCGGCTGAACTGCAGTAGGGGAGGATGACCTGTGGCTAAGAGCAAGAGCTCGAAACGGGCGACTGTCACTTCGCTCACCGCTATCCGGATCCAAGCGGCTCCCGAGCTCGTCGAGATACCCGGCTTCCGGCCCGGGACCACCATCCGGGTCAAGGTCGGCCCCGTGGATCTCACCGGGGCTCTCCTGGAGGCGGGCGTCGGCAATCCCCTAGTGTCCCAGACTCCCGAGACCGGTGTGAACCCCAAGATCGGGCCCGACGACCTGCCGCGCATTTTGGAACTCGCGCGGGTTGTTGCCCGCCAGGCGCTCGTCGAGCCCACCTACGACGAGATCGCCGGCATCGCACCCCTGACCTTCGAGCAACACATGGCCATCTTCAACCACGTCACCGGCGGGGAGGTCGCGGCCCTCGGGCCCTTTCGCGAACGAGAAGGTGCTCCTGAGACTGGCGGGGGTGGCGGCGATGTGGAGGAAGGCCCCTAGCGACTACTTCCCCGGCATGACCTCCCTCCAGCGTTTCTGGCTCGACGAGGCCGCCGCCCACATCCTGAGCCAGCACCAGCCAGATGCTTCCGAGGACGGGGACATCCTCTAACCCGACGGAGAGGAGGCACGCCGCGTGGCCGTCAACCTGGGCTCCATCTATAGCTACCTCGAGCTTCGCCTCGACCGTTTCAATGCCAACCTCCAGCAAGCTAAGACCAAGATCAACGAGACCGCAAGTGCGGTGCAGCGCGCCTCCCGACGTATAGGCGACTCTATGCGGGCGGCCGAGAGAGGCTCGAAGATCCTCGCCGGCGCACTTGGCGGCCTTGCCGCGGCGGCCGGGGTGGCCGCCTTCAAGGGCATCAAGCTCGCCGCGGACATGGAGCAGACCGAGATGGCGTTCGAGACGCTCCTGGGCTCGGCCGAGGAGGCCGATGCTTTCATCCGCGACCTGTGGAACTTCGCGGCCCACACTCCCTTCGAGTTCCAGGGCCTGACCAAGGCCTCGAGGCAACTGTTGGCATTCGGCTTCGATGCCAAGAACATCATCCCCACCATGACCGCCATCGGGGACGCCGTGTCGGCTTTGGGGGGCGGGGAGTACGAGATCGAGCGCGTCACCCGGGCCATCGGCCAGATGCGGGCCAAGGGCAAAGTCTCGGCCGAGGAGATGATGCAGCTCGCCGAGCTCGGACTCCCGGTCTGGGAGATGCTCGCCGAGGCCATCGGTGTGGACGTCGCCACGGCCATGGACATGGCCAGCAAGGGAGCCATAGACGCAGCCACCGGTATTGATGCTGTCCTCTCTGGCATGGGCGAACGGTTCGCCGGGTCTATGCAGAAACAGTCGGAGACCTGGAACGGCCTCATGTCCACAATGAAGGACATAGGCTCAGCGACGCTTAGGTCCCTCGGCCTCGACATCATGGAGACGTTCGACCTCAAAGCCAAGCTCAAGGACGCCATCGCATGGCTCGAGCACTTCCAGCAGCTCCTGGAGGAGGGCGGCATCCGCGGGGCACTGAAAGAACTAATTCCCCCGGACCTGCAGGCGAAGATCGTCATCATCGGGGGGGCTATCATGGGGGCTCTCGTTCCGGCTCTCGCGGCACTGGCTACCGCAGCGTGGGCGGCCGTGGCGCCGCTGCTCCCCTTCATCGCCGCCGGCGCGGCTATCGCCGGCCTGGCCTACCTCATCTACACGAACTGGGACAAGGTCACCACTTGGTTCCGGGAGACGTGGACGAGGTTCGTCGAGTGGCTGAGCGACCTCTGGGAGTCTATGAAGGAGACAGCCCTCAAGGTGTGGGACTACATCACCGCACCCGTTGCCGCGGTCGTTGGCTGGCTAGCCGAAACCTGGCAGAGCTTCAGCGACTGGTGGCATGGCTGGTGGGATCGCCTCGTGGGCTGGGTACGCGGGAAGGTCGACGCTGTATTGGCCCCGATCCGCAACATCATCGACTGGGTCGAAGATGCGCTCGCCTGGCTGGACCGTCTCTTCGGCGCGCAGGACAGGGCCGCGGGGAACATGCCCGCGACTCCGTCGGCCCCCAGTGCCAGGACCCCGGCGGGGAACATCCCACACTTCCCGCACGGCGGAATCGTCACCAGGCCGCTCCTGGGCCTGATCACGGCCCCGGAGCCCGAGGCGGTAATCCCCCTGAGCCGACTGCCCGGCCTCCTGGGTCTGGACAGGACCGACACCCTGCGGGGCCCGGTAAGCATCGTCATCCAGCTCGACGGTAGGACCATCGCCCGCGCTACATTGCCCCATATGCATAGGGAAATCATCCTGAGGACGGGTCTGGCATGAGCATGCAGGTGCTGATCGGTGGAGTTGACCGGACCGGGGTGGTCGACCTCCGTACTCTCGAGGTGGAGGACGCCGTTGGGGAGCGCTCCGTGGCACGCTTCGCGGTGCCCGATCTCGACGGCAGTCTTGAGTCCGTGCTCATTCCCGGAGTCTGTGTGGAAATCTGTCTCGACGGGACGCCCGTCTTCGGTGGCACAATCGACGCGGTCAAGCGCCGCCGCGCGACTCCGGGCTCAAGCGAGCAGGTCTACGGGGTGGAGTGTGCCGACTGGCATCAGCTGTGCGACCGCCGAATTGTTGCAGAGACCTACACCGACACCACGGCCGGGACCATTGTCAGGGCGCTGCTCGCGGCATACCTCGCGGCTGAGGGTGTCGTCGAAGGAGCCATCCAGGACGGGCCCCCGGTGGCCGAGGCCGTCTTCAACTATGTCCCGCTGACACGGGTCCTCGACGCGCTCTCGGAGCGGGGCGGCTTCGCGTGGTGGATCGGCGCGGAGAAGAGGCTCTACTTCGTCGAACGGGCGACCTACGCGACACCGTGGGTCCTGGACGGCACACGGAAGGTGCAGAACGTGCGGGTCAACGCCAGCCGCCAGGGCTACCGGAATCGGCAGTATGTTCGCGCAGGCAAGGACTTGACCGACGAACAGGTCGAGACCTTCAAGGGCGACGGTGCCCGCCGGACCGTCACGCTGGGATACCCTATCGCCCAGGTGCCGACGGTCAAGGTCAACGACGCCACGAAGAGCGTGGGCATCAAGGGAATTGATACCGCCAAGGACTGGTACTGGAACAAGGGCGACCCGCTCCTGACGCAGGATGCTGCCGCCGCGCCGCTCACGGCTAGTGACACCCTCGAGGTCACCTACCGCGGTTGGTACGACGTGGTCGTCCTTGTGACGGACGAGGCCGAGATCACGGCACGCCAGGCTCTCGAGGGCGGCTCTGGCTGGTACGAAGTTGTCGACGACGAGCCTTACCTCAGCACGGCCACGGCCGCCATGCAGTGGGCCAACGCACGCCTGCGGCGCTACGCCCGGCTGCCCACGACTATCGCCTTCGAGGCCTGGGAGCCCGGGCTGCGACCAGGCCAACTGCTCACGGTCGACCTACCCGTGCTTGGCCTCACCGGGGACTACCTCATCGAGGAGGTCCACCTGTCGTACTTGCCCCAGGGTAAGTGGCTCTACTCCGTCAAGGCCGTCTCTGGGGAGGCGGTCGGCGGGTGGGCCCGGTTCTTCCGCAACATGGTTACCAGGGGTCAGGTATTCGTGGTCCGGGAGAACATCCGGGAGGAGCAGGTCCTCATCCTCCTGGTATCGCCCGCCGAGGACTGGGCCTGGACCGAAGCCTTGACGGTCAACGTTTGGGCATGTCCGATACCGTCAGACACTCTATACCCCGAGGAGGGACTCTATCCGTACTGACGCGACGAAGGAGGCGAAGGATGGTCAGGGAAAGCGTGCTCTGGACCGGCTGGGTCC